TGATGTGATGCACTGGTTTCCAAAGCATGGAAAGAGCATGGATACCTTCCGTGCGGAGGTAAAGGCTCTGCTTGCTGCCGATGAGGAGAATGACGAAACTCCTGCAGAGCCTACGGTGACTTATCCCGAAAAGCTGACCACGGGCTATTACCGTGTGCGTAAGGATTGGAAGGACAGCAAGTCCCAGGTGGGTGCTTACCGTATTCTCTCCAATGCGAAAGCAGCGGCAGATAAGAACCCTGGTACTTTTGTTTTTGCCAATGACGGCACGGTCATCTATCCTGCGGACGAAACTTCTGAGCCGGATTACCGTATCCATACTGTGGTCAAGGGTGATACCCTTTGGGATATTGCAGAGCAGTACCTTGGTAAGGGTGGCAGATACACAGAAATCAAAAAACTGAACGGACTGACTTCCAATGTGATTTACAGCGGTTGGAAGCTGAAGATTCCGAACTAACACGATGCCCTCTGAGGATTTTTTCCTTGGAGGGCATTATTTTTTTGCAACAAGCGGAACAAGAGCAACGGTGCGCCCTATATATTCCTACGCGGGTACAGGGGTTATTTCCTACTATAATAAGTACATTTTTATATATACATAGGGTTGTTACCCTTGTTCCTGTTTCTTTTGGACACGCATAAATTTTATCGGGATGAATATATTTTCAAAAAATCCTCAAGTTTTGCCTCTTGCCGTGGCTAACAAGTAGGAGGTGTTTTGAAAATGACCGATGAGCAGAAAAAACAGATTGTTTTCCTCCGTAGCAGAGGGGTCAGTTATACAGATATCGCTTCAAATCTTCAACTGTCCAGGGATACCGTGAAAAGCTATTGCAGACGTAATGGTGTCAGCACAGTGGAAAGTACCGAAAAGTCCACATCGGATTGCTGTGAATTTTGCGGTAAGGAATTGATGCAGACGGAAGGTAAAAAGAAGAAACGCTTTTGCAGTCGTGAGTGCTGTCTGAACTGGTGGCACAATCATCCGGAAAGCATTAACAAAAAAGCCGTGTACAGTTTCAAGTGTGCCTGTTGTGGTAAGGAGTTCACTTCTTATGGTAACGCCAAGCGTAAATACTGCTCCCACGAATGCTACATAACAGACCGTTTCAAGAAGGGAGGCAGCCATGAGTAAAGAAGAACTTCAGGCCGAAAAAATGTATCAAATATCCATTGCCATAGCAAAATCCATGCTCTCGCAAGGCGTTATTTCTGAAGAAAGTTATTGTGTATTACAAGATAAATTGCTGGAGAAATATCGCCCAATTCTGGGTACTTTATTATCGGGAAACCCGTTGACTTTTTAGGCTTTTAGAGTGATATATGTATGCTGACCAAGGGTGTAAAACCCCAGGTTAATACAATTTTAGGAGGCAGCAAAATGGCAAAAATCAAGAAAATAGAGCCTGCCGTTGCTACCTTGGAACGAAGAAAACGGGTTGCTGCGTATGCCAGAGTGTCTAAAGATACGGAAAGGCTTCTGCATTCCGTATCGGCACAGGTCAGCTACTACAATAAGCTGATACAGGGAAATCCCGAATGGGAATTTGCCGGAGTATACGCAGACAGCGGACTTAGCGGAACAGGAACACAATGGCGAGATGAATTTCAGAGACTTCTTGCAGATTGTGAGGCAGGCAAAATTGATATCGTGCTTACCAAGAGCATTTCACGATTTGCGAGAAATACACTGGACTTGCTTGAGACTGTGCGACACCTAAAGGAATTAGGTGTTGAGGTCAGATTTGAAAAGGAACATATCAATTCCTTTTCGGGGGACGGCGAGTTGATGCTTTCCATCCTCGCTTCTTTCGCACAGGAAGAAAGTCGCAGTATTTCAGAAAATGTGAAATGGGGTGTCAGAAAGCGTTTCCAGTCCGGGGAGATTGGTGCATCCAACAAACACATTCTCGGATACCGATACGATGATGACCTTGAGCAGTATGTCATCATCCCGGAGGAGGCTGAAATCGTAAAGCTGATGTTTCAACGCTACCTTGAGGGTATACCACTGCAAGGCATCTGCGATGAACTGAACGGCAAAGGCTACCGCACCATTAACGGGAAACTGTTACAGGAGGCTTCGCTGAACAATCTGATACACAATGAGATTTATGCCGGAGATCTGGTTCGACAGAAGTGCTATATGATAGACCCCATCAAAAAAAACAAGGTGCGTAACAATGGTGAGTTGCCACAATATTATATGGCAGACTGCCATGAGGCTATTCTCGACAGAGAAACCTACGCAAGGGTTCAGCAGGAATTCAAACGCAGAACGGCAATGCTGAACCCCACATACTGCTTTACAAAGAAAATACGCTGCACCGTCTGCGGACAGCCTTTCACAAGAAAGAAAAGCAAACAGCGTGGTAAAACATACGTCCACTGGATTTGCCGTTCCAAGAAAGAGCCGGGACAGTCCTGCAGCACTCGCAATTTTTCCGATGATGAATTAAAAAGCATCTGCGCCGAAGTTCTTGGCACTGACAATTTTGACGAGGAATTATTTGAATGCCAGGTCAAAGAAATGTTGGTGCAGGAAAACGGCAGCATTGAGTTCCATCTGATTGGCGGCGAGACTCGCATTTGGCAAGATTTGAAAATAAAACAGTCCTACCATGAATTCACGGTTACGGACTGCTTTCAAGGAAAAGTTTTCTGCGGAAAGTGCGGTCACCCATACCACAGGGTTGTTTCGGCAAACAAGTGGACATACTGGTATTGCATCGGCAAAAAGTACGGTTACAAGGGTGTCGGGTGTGATGCGCAAAATTATGCAGACTTCCAACTGCGTAGGATTTCTGCATTTATCCTTGGGCAAGCTGAATTTGACGAAGCAACCTTTGAACAGCAGATAGAGAAAATCACAGTGCTTGAGGACGGCAGCCTTGAGTACAAGTTTTACGAAGGGAGAACGGAAATATGGCAAAGAAAAATGTAACAACAATACCTGCAACCATCAGCCGATTTACGGCTGCACCAATAAATACACGAACCAAACGCAAGGTTGCAGGCTATGCTCGTGTATCCACGGATATGGAAGACCAGCAGACCAGTTACGCAGCACAATGCGATTATTACACCAATTATATTCAGAGCCGAGAGGATTGGGAGTTTGTCGGCCTGTATTCTGACGAAGGAATAAGTGCAACGTCCACCAAGTACCGTGACGGCTTTAAGCAGATGGTCGAGGATGCTCTTGCCGGGAAGATAGACCTTATCGTCACCAAGAGCGTGAGCCGTTTCGCAAGAAATACGGTCGACAGCCTTTCCACCATCCGAAAGCTGAAGGAACACGGTACGGAATGCTACTTTGAAAAAGAAAACATCTGGACATTCGACAGCAAGGGCGAACTACTCATTACCATCATGTCCAGCCTTGCACAGGAAGAATCACGCTCCATTTCTGAAAACTGCACATGGGGTGTGAGAAAACGCTTTGCAGACGGTAAGGTTTCCGTACCTTTTGGCAGATTCCTCGGATATGACCGTGGTGAGGACGGCAACCTTGTAATTAACGAAGAACAGGCGAAGGTCGTCAGACAGATTTATGGAATGTTCCTGCAGGGAAAGTCACCGTATGTCATTGCCAAGGAACTGACTGCGGCGGGTATTCCCACACCCGGCGGCAAAAAGGTCTGGGGCAAGGCGGTGGTTCAGAGCATCCTTACAAATGAGAAGTACAAGGGCGATGCACTCCTGCAGAAAGTTTATACAACAGATTTTCTTTCCCATAAAAAGAAAATCAACGAGGGCGAAGTGCCACAGTATTATGTAGAAGGCAATCATCCGGCAATTATTGACCCTGCCATTTTTGATAAGGTGCAGTTACTGATGAAAGCACGATGCCCCGGAAAGAACCGAANNCGTAGGGTAATATGGCGCTGTAACCATAAATACAGCGATGATGAAAAATGTGCCACTCCGCATTTGGACGAAGAAACCATTAAGGAACTGTTCGTCCGAGCCATCAACCTTTATACGGTTGAAAAGGATACCATCGTTATGTGCCTGGAAGTCCTGCTTGCAGAAATGCAGGACACCTCGGAGGCTTCTTTTGAAAAAGCCAATCTGCAAAATGAACTGGTGGCGATTGCCGATATGGTGGAACGCTGCATAGCGGATAATGCCCGCTTTGTAAGGAATCAGGATGAATACGAAAAGAAGTATAACGAACTGGTCGACCGATACGAAAATGTAAAGGCTCGGATTGCTGCCCTCGATGAGCAGATTACAAGGGTACTTGCTGAAAAGGAAACCACGGCAATGTACATTGAAAAATTACGCAGTCTGCCGGATACGGTTACAGAATTCAACGAGGACCTCTGGCAAGGACTGCTTCAATACATGACTGTCTACGGCAAGGATGACTACGGTTTCACTTTTGCGGACGGAACGGAAATCAGATTATAAAGACACACTCTGCATTGGCATGAACGCTGATGCAGGGTTTTTCTCTGTTTTGTTGAAATGCACCCACCCTTGTGTAATCCTCAAAAAGTATAGGGAAAAATCAAAAAGTATGGGGCAAATTCAGATTGTATCAAAGACTGCTATTACATAGATGACGGTATTTCAGGCACAAATACCAAAAAGCGTGAAGAGTTTAACCGAATGATTGAAGAATGTATGGCAGGTCATATTGATATGATAATTACAAAGTCTATCAGCAGATTTGCAAGAAATACTTTGGATTGCCTAAAATACATACGCCTGCTGAAAGAGAAGAATATTCCTGTGTTTTTTGAAAAGGAGAACATCAATACTATGGATTCCAAGGGAGAAGTTCTTCTTACCATTATGGCGAGCCTGGCACAGCAAGAATCCGAATCATTGAGTAAGAATGTAAAACTGGGATTGCAGTTTCGTTATCAGAACGGTGAAGTGCAGGTAAATCATAATCGTTTTATGGGATACACCAAAGATGAAAACGGGCATTTGATTATCGTTCCATCTGAAGCAAAAGTCATTAAACGTATTTATCTGGAATATCTGCAAGGCTCAAGTTTAAAACAAATCGGAGAAAGTCTGGAGGCAGATGGTATTCTTACAGCCGCAGGCAAATCAAAGTGGCGTCCTGAAACGATAAAGAAGATTCTTAAAAATGAAAAATATATCGGCGATGCACTTTTGCAGAAAACATATACAGTAGATGTTCTTACAAAAAAGCGTGTTCAGAATAATGGCATAGTTCCACAATACTATGTTGAAAACAACCATGAGCCTATTATTCCCCGTGACCTTTATATGCAGGTTCAGGAAGAAATGTTAAGACGAGCAAATATGCACAGCGGTGAGAAAATGAAAAAAAGAGTCTACAGCAGCAAATATGCTCTTTCAAGTATTGTTTACTGTTCAAAATGCGGTGATATTTACAGAAGAATTGCCTGGAATAATCGTGGTAAGCACTCTATTGTATGGCGTTGTGTTAACCGAGTGGAGCATGGTCCCTATTGCTGTAATGCACGAACTGTAAAGGAAGAAGAACTGCAAAATGCAGTAGTAAAAGCAATTAATCAGACAATCGGTGACAGAGATGAAATGTTTGATATCCTGGAAGAAAACATCAAAATGGTATTTGCTCTGGAAGATGAGAGCTCTTTGGAAAGCATCAATGCCAGACTTGAAGAAACACAGAGAGAACTTCTGAAAAGAGCGAACGCCAAGCAGAACTATAATGACCTTGCTG